TATTCGTTCCACAAATCAATCTCCACACTCGATTCACTACCTGTTACTATCTCGTACGTCGTTAATTCGACGGGGCGGGAAAAGAATTCGTCCAATGACATATTCATCAGACCTACATCCGGATATACCGGATCTCCAAACCAATTCTTCTTTTCCTCGCCATCCACATCGACGAAATTCTCATCAACATCCACATCGTTAGCTGAAACGGGACCTGTTTCCAATTCTCCAGATTCCACAAAAAGCCCTCGCTTCATTTTTGCTCTAGGTTTACGATGTTGTGTAGCAATCACGTCCATATAGACTTCGACCGATTTCACATAATCCCGGGGAATTCCCAAGGATTTGTCTCTCAAGACTTTTCGCAAAGGTTCCGAACTGTTGAAAACCACATTATAAAAAGGGTGGTTCAACACCAGAGCTTCTAGCTCCTTACCGTCGGGTTCTTCAATCTCTGCGATATATTCTTTCTCATCAAAATTTCCAGGTCGGTTGATTATAGACTCACTCCGGTTAGACCTATAACCGTCGAGTCTCGTTGCCAATCCACTCTCGGTGGAAAGCTCTAAAAAGAGCAAATTATGACTAACAGGGTCTGACAACTTCACATCCTGTAGTCCATTCCCTTCCTTAATTCTCGCTACAATATCCTCGAGAATAGGAAGAGCACCTTCCACGTAACTTGCATCATATCCATAACTTTCAATCAACTGTTCCTTCAATAAATCTCGAAACAATTCGAACTCCTCAGTTGAATATAGGGAAAATTCCCAAACCATGGATCTGCAGCACTCCAGCACTTGTTGCTCAAACGCCATAATTCGTGATGGCAAAACCCAACTCAATGCCTTAACAAATGTTTCTGGCGGCAAGAAAGCGACATACATCCCAAACTTCTCATCCCATCTAAACCTTCTCTTAAGAAAGGTCATCTTATCCGGGGTAATGAAGGGGTCCTGTATTTCACCTTTTCCGGGAGTTGTGAATGCCATACCGTATTCATTTACGACGAATTCTCCATACGTAACCGCATTGAACTTTTCCTCACGGGAGGCTGCCAAAACATCATCACCGTAGGTTACTAAGAGAACATTTTCAAAGAAATCTCCTTTAAATCCCATTTCATACCAAGCATACATGAACATAATCAACCCACGAAGTGAGTTATCCTCCGCTGTTGCGTACTTACCAGACGGTTGCAAACCAGGAGCCAGAAACACATCTCTCAATATCTCCACATATGGGTACAAGTTATCCGTCAAAATTCCTCTCGTAATCATTAGCTCATCGTTCGTGTATCCAAAGTGTTCCAAAACTGACAAGACAACTCCGCACGCTGCTTCTCCTAGACCTA